GGTACACCGCCAGACTCGTGGGGTCATCCAACATATAGCGGGTCACGGTTTTAAGCGCCCCGGTTGCCTCTGGTCGGCGCTGCAACAATTCCGGGGGCAGTTCACCCTTGCCGATTTCCTGCACGCTTATGGGTTTCCCCACGACGTAAATCACCGAGTTGGTGTTGTGCTGGTCAAGGCAACGAATCCGCCGGAACTGTTCGGTGATGGATTTTGTGAACACGCCCAATTCCATGACATCATCGCCATCATCCACAATGCCGTAAATATTGACCAGTGCCGTCACTTCCCCAATAGGCGAGGTTGTGCCGTCAAGGTTTTCAATCTCCTTGACCTCCGCCCCCACCAATACCGCCTCGCACACCATTTCCTTGAATTGGTAGCGTTCCACGAATTTAGGGTCTAACCCCTGAAAGCGGTTGGTCAGTGTTGCGCCAACGGGTAACGGCTTATTGTGCTTACTCATTTAATTTCCCTCGTTTTCGGATCTTGGTAGAAAGGCGGGAACCCATTGCGTTCACATCGCACGAATTCCCATATTTCTACCCACGCGCCTTGACTATCCAGGACGTGTTCCTTTATTCTCCATCGTACAACAATCGTATGGGGTCGCTCACGGCTTGCCGCCGCGCTATGGTAAATCACCTCAAGTTCCGTGCCAATGGGTCGCAACATGCCATCCTACGCATTCAATAAGCAGCATCGGCAATTCGGGTGGAGGGGTGGATAGCCTATATCGTCAAACCCCACTGTCATGCGATGTTCTTTGCCGCTTTCATCCATCACGCTCAGGCGTTCCCCAAGCCGTGCAAACTTGTCGCCCACAAACAGAATTTTGCCGTGCATTTGCTCACAGAAGGGGCAAAGACGGTCATCGTAGGCCGCCCACCATTGTTTCCGCATCACCCCCCACTCTTTATAGAGGGCTTCCGTCCCCGCATTAAAGGAGCGAATGGTTTCCGTGCGGACAATCATTTCGGTGCGGTAATCGGGCATCCGGGCGTTCAGCCATTCAAACTCCTCTGCCGTAAGGTCGCCCTGCATCCACTGTTGGAATAACTGCTGTAATCGGGCTTGGGCTTCTGGTACGCTCCACCCTTCAAACTGCGCTTGCTGAATCACGTCCTTAATTTGTTCAGTGGTGGTCGTGTTGGTTTCGGTGGCAAAACGCAGGGTGTAGCGGTCAAACCAGTCTAAAGCAAACAGGTTAACCACATCAAATTCCTCGCCCAATTCCAGCGCCCAAAACTCGCCGCCCTCCTCAATCAACCCCCGAATCACCGGGGCGAAGGTTTGCCGCCATTCCTCTACCCCCACACCATTCAGGTAATCGAGGACGGCATGTTGCACCACGTCCCAATTGATGCTGGACTTTTGCTGTTTGGCTTTCTGCTTGGCTTCGGTCACAAACGCCAGGATTTCCTTTTCCTGCTTGCCAAACACCTCCCGCGCCGCTTTGTAATAGGCGGGTTCGTGTTTCTCCGTAATGCGGTTTTGCTCCTCCACAATCCGGGCGGCTTTCAGTTCCAGTGCGTCGGATTCTTTGGTGTGGGGGGCAGGCAGGAATTTATTGGGTTGCCCTGGCGGGAGTTTGGGTGGGACATTCTCCTCGTCCGGTTCTGGTTTGGGGGCAAAGCGTTCCCGCGCCGCCTCCTGCTCACTGCTGTACCAATCCTTATCGGTCACAGCAGGCTTTGTACCAGAGGGCAGGTAACTAATGTCGTCACCCTCGTAACGTTCCACCTCAATACCCACTACCTTGGCGGCAATGACGGGCGGCATTCCCCTGTCCACCAACACGCCCCAGGTATCCGCCAACTGCTTCATGTCCAGTTGCAGGGCAGGCACTTGACTCTTGTCGAACTTCACGAACATTTCCCCATCGCGGAGATAATGCTCGAATTCCACTTCAAACAGGAGCAGGTCGGCGTTCATGGTGGTCTGCCAGAAGGCTTTGTCCGCCTGTTCGTAATTGCTAAAGGTGGCTCTGTCCATTGCGCTTGCCATGCCGACCAGCATCCCCGGCACACCCAATGGCCCCAGGATACGGGATTCGTTGCGCCCATCAATCTCGCGGCTGGCGAGGTCTTTGAAGGGCGGGGTCAGGGCGTGATACTTGCCCTTATTGTCCAGCACCAGCGGTTTCGGCCAATTCTCCGCCCCGCCATACAATTCCTGCCATTCGGTGCGGATACGGGCAATTTGCGGGTCATTCAGGGGCATTTCAAATTCCAGCGCTGCCAACCCTACCCCACCATGCCGGAAAAACATATACAGGAACTTGCTGAACTGGTTATCCACATCGGCACTATACGCGGCGGGTTGGATGGGACTCATGCCATACCCTTGCCCCTCTAAGGGGTCAATCGCCGCCGGGTAGCGAATGTGTATCATGTATTCGGGCAGAATGGGGAAACCGCCCTCTGTGCCCTGATACCCTTCCGGCTTGTACATATACCCCGCCAGCTTGCCGTTTTGACTCAGGATTTTAATACGGTCAGGGCGGAGGCTGTACATAGCAGTGGGTAACGTGGAAAGGCGGCTCGGTTTCTCCATGTAAATGAAGCAGTTGCCACTCAGATTCTTATACACCACGCATTGCTGCATGAATTCCATGCAACTCTGGAAACTGTTGGGACGCTTGGCGAGTAAGGCTAAAGGGCTGTCTTTGGGGGCGAGTTTGGGCTTGTCCTCATCGCCCGTGTAGGCGCGTAGGGGGGCTTGGGTGAGCGCCCGTACCTTGTGCATAATGGCGCTGTAAATCACCGCGTTCTTGCCAAACCCCTCCTCCATGTAACTCTGGACGCTGGTCATGTTCCAGTGAAATTCACCGGAGTCCGTCCAGTTCGGGAGCATAAAGGGAAAAGCTTTGGTGTGCGCCAGGGGTCGAAAGGTTCGTGAAATCGGGCCGTTGAGCATGGGTGAACGCGCCGTAAGTAGTGGTCGGGTTAATACTTATAGCGTATCACAAACAAAAACCCGCTTCATTGGGCGGGTTCTTGCGCTCGTTTGGAAATGTTCTCCACGTGGCTTAAGTTGAAATATCGGCATACGAAACCATAAAGGACAGTATAATCTATATCTGCTAAGCTGTCAATACCCTTTTATAGTTCTTTACAATGCCCGCGCAAACACGCCCCGCCCCTTATCAATGGCGTTGCAGATATAGCGGGCGCAATCAATTCCATGATTGTGCAGGTCGGCGGGTTCGTCTTTGGGGTTCTTTTCTTGGATGCTATTTTGGGCGCTCTTTGCCCATTCCAGCAAGGGAATCTCCTCCGCCAAACAGGTGGGCAAATGGCGCATTTCCAATTCCGGGTCGGTTTCCTCTAGGGCGTCCTCATACAACTTGATACGCCGGGTCGTCAAGCGCTGCTTGATGAAATCAATGCCCGTCTCAATGGTGTTGTCCGCTTCAATGGCGGGAATTCCAGCGGAACGGAATAGTGCAATGTTGTCCGGGCGGCTTGGGTCACAATAAAAGAATTCAATACGGTAACGTTCTTTGAGTGTATTGGCCTTGGGTATCCACCAACTGCTCACTTGCTGCCCCGTCCTGTACACCTCATGTACCAACCAAAGCACGCCGTCCCCATCCTTACCCCATACTTGAATCACGCCGGGGTTCGTCCATCCCCAATCCACCGCTGCATAAAACGCTTTGAAGTAAAAGGGGTCTTTGGGCAGGTCTTTCACCATATGCACATCCGGGTCGTATTCCTCAAATACCGCGCCCTCGGCGGCCACCCATAACCCCAACCTACCCCGCTTATACCGTACCCCGGTCAGGGCATCCAATATTGCCATTGAGCGTATGCCCAAATCAGTGATTTCCCCGGTCTCTTGGTTAAACAATGTGGGGTTATGCTCGTGCATTTGGGTAAAGCGTTGTAGACTCTTACGCCCCAATATCCAGTGGGTAGGTGCGCCGGGGTTGCAATCGGACATTATTTGAGGATAGGGTGCATTGCCAGCGCGTCCGGTAGCGCGTCCGGTTAAGGTTTCGTACTCCCCAATCTTTAATTCCTCTAACTGGTTGATATAGATGTAATCATATTCGGAGGACAGCACTTTAGAGGGGTTATCCATCCCGGCACATTCCAACCGTGACCCATTGATGTACTGATAGAATTCAGGGCGTTCCCCACCCCATTTCATCACACCAGAGCGCGGGTCTTCGGTGCTGAACGGCAGCACCTTTTTTTCGTAGGTGACAACGGCGGATTTGGTCAGGCTCTTATAGGTTTTGCGGAGCATCACCGCGCGGGCGTTGGGGTACTTACAGAGAAGGGCATGGAGTTTGGTCAGGGCGGCGATGGTTTTTCCGGTTTGGTATGGCCCTGTAAGCAAGGCTTCAAATCCCTTGTAGCGCCAGAATTCCCTCGCGCCGCCATAGAATTTCAACCCCTCCGAGTCGTCGTCGCCCACCTGCCGTACAACATGGGTCACAGTTCATCAATGTCCATTTTGGTAATCAGAATGGGGGACAATTTCTCGCCAGCACTCGTTACATCTAGTTGAGTGGGCATGTCCAACCCTAGTAACTTACGACGCGACTCACTCGCTTTGATGAAAGCCATTACCGAAGGTACATGCCCAATGGTCGCCATTGGTTCAAGCCCCTTGATAACTATATCCAACC